TGGGATAATATTAGTGGAAAACCATCTGGATTAGTTTCACAATCTACTGATTTAACACCACTAACTTCAAAAACAGGAAGTTATGCAACAACTGGTTCGAATGTTTTTATAGGAAACCAAATTATTACTGGGTCAGTATCCATACTAATTCCTGGAGGAACCGCGTATGCAATCAATGAAAATCCATCATCAAATAATGAATTTTGGGCATACATAGTTGATTACCCAGCTGCACAAAATGTGGCAGTTGGTTGGACTGCTACAATCGTGGGTGGAGGAACTTATACCGTAACTGCTGTAAATTATCAACATCCATTCAATAAGATTACATTAAGTGATGGTTCATTGACAATGGGTTATAGAATTGGTATAAACTTTTCAAAATCTTCCAAATTGTGGGAGTTTAATTCCAATGGAACATTAATAGGACTACCAGTTGGATTGATAAGTGGTTCTTCACAATTGACAAGTTCATTTGATGGTAGATATACATTAACATCATCATTTAATTCATTTACTGCATCTTATTTTACTGATAGTGCATCAGTTGACACTCGAATTACTACCGAAAAAGGAAGAATTGATGCTATATTATCCGCTTCAAGTGCTGATAAAGATTCATTTGCAGAAATCGTAACCTTAATCAATTCAGTAGACACTACAAATGATAATGCATTCGCAAGTTTCTATACATCATCTAATTCTAGAATAAGTTCATTAGAAAACGCAACATCTTCTTACGAAACAAAGGGTAGTGGAATTATTAGTGGTAGTTCACAATTAAGTGGAACTACGATACCAAATTTATCAGGTTCATTTACTGGTTCGTTTAGAGGAAATGTAACGGGTCTTGCATCTCAAGCATCATTAGTATTAACACAGAACTCAAACTTAAACCAAGATTATTCTTTAATATTTGCAGCATCTGGCTCAAACGGATATATGCAAACTTATACCGATGGCGTACCTGGTGTATTATACAATCCATCAACAAACAGATTAAAATCAGCTTATTTACAAGGTGAAATCGAGGCAACAAATGGTGTAATAAGTGGTTCATCACAACTCACATCTTCATTTGATACAAGATATACTTTAAGTGGTAGTGTTCAACCATTGCCATCTGGTATTATTAGTGGTTCATCACAATTGACAAGTTCATATGATACTCGTTATACATTAAGTGGCAGTGTCCAACCATTACCAGCAGGTTTAATAAGTGGAAGTTCTCAACTTACATCCTCATTTGCAACAACTGGTTCAAACTCATTTAGTGGTTCTCAAACTATAACTGGTTCTTTAATAGTAAGTGCAATTGCAGTTGTTAGTGGTGGAATAAATGTACCAACGGGTTCAGTATTATCCTTAACAAGTGGTAGTAGTATTTCAATAGATTCAAGTGGAGCAATCACTGGTTCATTAACTGGTTCTGTTTTTGGAATTGGTAACGTAGTTGCATTTAGTTCATCAGTTGATAGTAGATTACTAAATTTACAATTAGCATCAGCATCTTTAAATGCTTACACAACTTCAAATGATTCGTGGAAAGATGGTGTAACAAATGATATATCAGCAATTAATGGTGTTTTATCATCTTTAAATAATACATACGCAACCGATGTAGAAGTTGCAGCAGGATATGAAGCGAAAGGTAGAGGAATTATTAGTGGTAGTTCTCAATTAACTTCTTCTTATGACACTCGATATACTTTAAGCGGTAGTATCAGTGCAGTTCCGTCTGGTACAATTTCAGGTTCATCACAATTAACTGCATCATTCGATACAAGATATGCTGCAAGTGGTAGTGGTGGTTCATTACCATCTGGAGTAATTAGTGGTTCATCACAATTGACAAGTTCATTTGATGGTAGATATTTAGTAACTGGTTCGGTAACTTCATCAATATTACAATTAAATACATTTACAGCATCTAATGCAAATACTTCACTAAACACATTTACATCTTCTTTAAATATTTGGAGTAGTTCATTAGCAACAACTGGTTCAAACTCATTTAACGGAACCCAAACAATTACAGGTTCGTTAATAATAACAACTGGTTCATTTCTTGCGTCTCAAATACTTGCAAATACATCATCACTTTATTTAACAAGTGGTAGTAACTTATATGTTCAAAATAATGGATTAACAGAAATTACTGGTTCATTAAGACTTAGTGGTAGTTTAGCAATGTCAGGTTCAATCAGTATTAGTAGTGGTTCAATCACAATGCCGAATAGACCTGCTTTTAGAGTATATGGATTGGGTGGAGCTACCACCGCAATAACTACATTATCAGGTAGTATGACCATTGTTGATTATAATCAAGGAGGTTGGGATAATACAACTGGTACATTTACCGCACCAATTGCAGGATTGTATCAGGTAAATTTAGTTTGTAGAACAAATTCAAATAATAGTGCACAATCGGTTCAAGTAATTGTTTATAAAAATAATACAACAACATCACCATCTCCAAACGGAACCGCACAAGTAATGGTAGAATGGGCAGCAAATACAAATGTAAACCATATTGGGGCTTCTACTATTTCTAAACTAGCAGTAGGAGATACACTCAAAGCAATAGTGACAGTAGGAACTGCTTCATTTGATGTAAACGATAATTTTTCAGTAGCATATATAGGATAGGTTATGAGTATATCATTCTCAAAAGGATTTAGTGTATTACCTCTATTACCTACATTTGTAAGTAGTGGATTGGTATTACATTATGACCCATCAAATGTGGCATCATATCCTGGAAGTGGGACAACTATTACGGATTTGAGTGGAAATGGCAGAAATGGAACAATGTCAAATATATCTTTTACATCTCCATATTTTTCATATAATGGTTCTTCATCACAAATTTCAATTACAGATAATGCATTGTTAGAACCAGGAAGTGGTGATTGGACGATAGAAGTTTGGGTAAATCAGACAGTAGCCGGTAATGATGTGGTTCTTGGTAAATTCAATAATGGTGGACTTTCGGCAAATGTTGGGTATAGTATTAGAACAACATCTTCAACATTTTATGCACAATATGGTTCAGGTGCAGGTTCTGGTGCAACTTTAATTCAAAATAGTACAAACTATACCGTATCACTTAATACATGGTATCAAATAGTTTATGTGTTTACCAATATTGCTGCTAATACATTTCAAACATTTGTAAATGGTAGTAGTATTGGTAGTGTAAGTCATAGTTTAGCAAGTATATTAAATACATCTACAAACTTATACATAGGTTCATATAATGGTGGTGAATACTCACAATGGTTTGATGGTAAAATTGGAATAACTCGTTTATACAATAGAGCATTGACATCATCGGAAGTTTTGAATAATTATAATGTAGATAAATCTAAATACGGATTATAATGGCAATAGAATTCATAGGAGGAAGTATAAGAATTGGAGGTAGTACATTAGGAACTATTGGTAATCCTGCAATTTCTGCCGTTCAATTATATAACTCAGGAATACAAACAAATGGTTGGTATTATATTCAAACTGGAATGATGACAAGTTCGGTACAAGTTTATTGTAACCAAACCGATAATGGTGGTGGTTGGATGTTAATATCATATAATCCATCGGGTTCAACTCAACCAGGGTATCCATATCCAAATGGGGATAGTGGTAGTTTACAAACTCCATCATTTATAAAACATTATAGAAACGCAGAAAATCTTTGGTTTAATGTAAGTGGAAGTGCACAATGTAATTCGGTAATGAGAATGGCATCAACCGCATCGGTTCAACCACATTTATCAAATTGTAGTATTGCACATCAAACTGTTTATTCAAATCCAAACGTGTTGGATATCGATACAAGGGCAACACAGATATTAAAATTAACACCTGCATTGACAGGTAGTTGGTCACCACTAAAAGGATATACTTTTATGACAGGTTCTTTACCTGTTGCTGCACCACCTGATTGGTTGTATGATACTGCAAACTGGTGGACTACAAACGGTCCTACGAATGTTTATCCTGATGCACCTTATGGTAGAAGTGGAAATGCTTTAGGAACGGGAGGTTGGACTAATAGATTAAATAATACCGTTTATGGATTGGCAAATGTTACAACTATTCAAAATTCAGTTACATCAAACTTCAACACATTAGCAGTTTATATAAAGTAAAGATACTTATATATATGAAAACTTGGAAAGAATTTCTTCATGAAAAGTCAGATGGTAAAAAACCATATAGTGAACTCACTAGGGACTACTATTTGTATATGCAACAAGAAGATGTTCCCTCCTTACCTGATTACGGGTTTTTATTAAGTTTTTATAATTACATAAAGAGTGGTGGTTCAATAGATACTACAATTCAACCATATAGTGCATTCCTTTTACAAGAAAACGGAGATTTTTTATTACAAGAAAATGGAGATAAAATATATTTATAAAGATGGCAGATAAAAGGATAACCGAATTAAATTTACACACATCACTTACTTTTAGTGATGTAATACCTATTGTTAGTAGTAATGAAACTAAAAAAACAACTTATGGTTCTCTCTACTATGGTATTAGAGATGGTTTAGTTTCTGGTTCATCCCAAATAAATTCAATACAGACTCAAAACTATAATATTTTTCCAAATTCAATTTATATAACTGGTAGTGTTTATGTAACTGGTAGTGTTTATATGACTGGTAGTATTCAAGGAGTAGATTGGATAGATTTTAATACAAATCCAACACCATATCCAGTCCATCAAGAGGGAAGGGTACATTGGGATATAGATAGAAAAACTTTACAACTTGATACTGAAATAAGTGATTATACAATTTCTGCAGGCCATGTTAATGTTGTTCGTGGAAGAAATACCACAAATGGAACCTTGGTAAAAGGAACAGTTGTTTATATTAGTGGTAATTCGGGACAGTTTGCAACATTTGGAACCGCGAGTTGGGATAGTGAAACTCGTTCTGCTATTACTTTTGGTATACTTCCACAAGATATAGCAAAAGATAATTCTGGATATGCTGTAACTTTGGGAGAAATAACTGGCATAAATACAAATGGATTCCCTCCAGCTACACTATTGTATTTAGGGCCTGGTGGAACATACACTGCAACAAAACCACAAGCACCAAACCATGCAGTAAGATTAGGACAAGTTGTTGTTGCCGCCACATCTGGTAAACTACAAGTTAAAATTGATAATGGTTGGGAATTGGATGAATTACATGATGTTAGAATTGTAACTGGTTCATTACGAGATGCGGCAACAAATAATGGTGGTAGTACTATTTATCGTTCAGGTTCACTTTGGACTAATAATGATAATGTTAGATTAGTACAATCTACAATGGTATTGGCGAGTGTTTCATCATCATTCAATTTTGCAGATGATACTGCTGCACAGGCAGGTGGAATTCCACTAGGTGGATTGTATCACACATCTGGTTCAGTTAAGATACGCTTAGTTTAAATTAGGTAAATTGATAAAAAATGTGTATATTTGTAATTACACAAAAAATAAACTAAAATGGAATACTTAAAACTCATACACGAATTAATTCACGAACTTTCATATAGAGTTGGTGTACCTGATTTGAAAAAAAAGGAACATCAAGCTATCATATCTGAAATCCTTACCGAATGGGGTAAGATTGAAGAGAAATATCGTATAATGAGTTTTTTAACTGAAGCCCCTGCATCCGATGCTCAAGGCGAAGATTCTGCGTATACTCACATTGGTAGAGGTATTTATGTTCGTAGAGGGGATGAAGGAAAACCATCTGCTCAGAAGTACAAACAAAGTGCTTCAGGTCAATTACAACCAATATCCCAAGATGAGTATGACCAAATGAAGGGAGACCAAGGAGCAGAAGGCGAGGAGGCAGCTGCAGATGCCAATGCACAAACGGCAGCACAAGCTGGAGGAGGACAACCTGAAAAACCTGAAACTGGTCAATCATTAAGTGCACCTGAATATCAAGACCAGATTAATAAAGAAAAAGAAGTACAAAACCAGATTGAAAAGGAAAAGGCATCAAAAACTACTCCTGTCAAAAAAACTCTTGAAGAGTTGGAAGCCAACGATAAATCTAAAGTACAGACCCAAATACTAATGACTCAAGCAGAAGCAGAACAATCCCAAGAAGGAGTTGGTCTTGGCACTGCTGAATCAAGAACTGGCGAATCTGTTACCGTGTATGCAGGACAGAAAATTCAAGAGTTAATGAAATCTGGTAAATCTTATGAAGAGGCTAGAGACGAAGTTGAAACATACCTATTGACTATTGCAAATAACAAAGATTATGTTCTAACCAAAGAATGGGTTAAATCAGGTTTGGCAGTATTTGATTATATGAATGATACTATTGGTATAGATAATATTGAACATTTTGCATGGGATACACCTGATGGTAATGAATTAGTAGGTTCAACTGGTCATGGTACTTCTGCTGATATGTTTGTGAAAACCGATGATGGTGGTATTATTGGTGTTTCTTTGAAAAAAGACTTTAAAGTATTCATCGTTAATGGTGGTTATGGAAAAGCCATGAAAGAGTTTGAACAAAAAGTAGGAGTAAATCTACCTGACAATTGTCAAACCTCTAACTACACAAAAAGAAGAGACGATGAATATAATACAGGTAAGGAAACCGTAAAATCAAATAGAAAAGATTTTGAAGAGGCTGCTCAAAGACTACTAGATGATGAAGAGTATTTTAACAAAGTATTTGGTCCAAAAGCACAATCTTTTGAAAAACGAAAAAGGTATATTGAGAAGAAGTTGGGAATATCTAATTGGAAAGACGCAACTCCTCAACAACTAGTTGATCTTTTAATAAATGAAAACAAAAAATCAACTGGTGATGATTTGAAATTCTTTGCTGCATTCAATAAAGAAGCCGGAGTTAAAGAAAAATTTGGTATATATCCAAAACTTCGTAATTTGGATAATGAGATGACTGAAAATATCTTTAATTTCTTTCAAGGAAGTGAATCTGCAAAATCAAAATACAAAGAAAAAATTATAGAAGATACTCATATTTTAGATACTCTTTTTCCAAATCCACCATTAACTGATTTTAAAACTATATTTGGAACCGACCCTGCAGTAGAAATGACACGAGAGGCAGTTGGTAGTATTTTTGGAGTTTCTGAATTGATGAAAGACTATGAGAATGCCAAAACAGATGATGAGAAAAAGGCTATACGAGAACAAATAGAAAATGAAATCAAGAGAAAATTGGTAATCACTAAGAAAAAAGGCGTACCTGTTATAGCAATTAACTTAGATGGGCCACCTCAATCAGAACTTCCTTTATATAAATTAGGAGTTAGAACTCGTGGAATTGGAAACGCACAAACTCTTGAAGTTTCACAAGAAACTTTTGGTTCTCTTGCTCTAAAAAATGGTAATACAAATGTTTCAGAATGGAGTGATAAAGATAGAAGAACCGTTGTAGAACAAGAATCAAAAGATATGTTGGCTCTTTTTGAGGATGAGGATTTTGATATTTCGGATTTATCTCCAGAAGAAATGCAAGATTTTAAAGAAAGAATTGTATTGTTAAAAACCTGGTATCCTAAATCACCAACTCTTAAAAAATTAGGTCAGTATATAGAATAACTCTTTCCAAACAAAAAATTATATTTATATACAAATATAATTAAGGAGAGATTACATGCAAACACAACTTTTATGTACCTTTACATCAAAGGATGAGTTACAAAATACATTACAGAGAATTAGAGAAACTTATTATTTAGTATATAATTACATTTATGTTCTTCAAAATAAATCAAATTTAGAGGAACTATTTATTACATACAATATCGATACTCAATATAAACCTACATATCCGCTTCGTGACACGATTTTGGTACATAGGAAAAAACAATCAAATACCCTATACACTATAAATTCATTGAATGAACTGGTAAAGGAACTGAATGGTGGTAAGCTAGATAAAAACTTTACTATTGATTGGGATATGTTTAAGAATTGCATTATTGTCACTAATACCGAAGGTGTAAAGAAAATCAGTACTCGTGTATTTGAAGTAATTGAATTTTCTGAAAAATAATTCCAAAAATACTTGTTTTTTCCGATATTTTTTCGTACATTTATGTTGAAGGTTGATGAGGTTATCAACCACCACTTAAAACTTAAACGATATGGAAATCCAAGATTTAGTAGGAAAATTTGTTAGTGTTGTTGTTTCGATAAATGGTAAAACTGCCTCGATGGAACTTAAAGTTTGTAAGGCAAATTCTCGTAGTGTTCTATTCATTGAAATAGATAAACCGAATCGTAAAAATATTTTTCGTAAAGTATCTCCCAAAGATATTGAAAAAGTAGATGATACTTTTGTAAAAATGAAAGATGGCGTGGTACTTTCCAAAAACAAATGGGAATCGGAATGGGACTCAATCGGACAACCCTCCCAGATGACCGTAACCCAACGAATCATCCCCCATTATAGTAATCACTCCAAAGGATGGTCACAAAAAGCAAGTTGGTATAGAGCAAATTCTCAATTTCGTTCAACAACTAATAATCCAATAAGTGGATTCCCCATGGTATAATTTGGATAAGTGGAAATAATTTCGTATATTTGTAAAACCTTAAAAGATAAAAGTTATGTTTAATGAAGAAGTATTTTGGAAAGAGAGTTTCACCGATGGTGAGGCCAAAGGTGGATTTTTTGTTAGAGCAGTAGATTTGAAAAAGTTTTTAGAATCAGTAGAGAATGCTGACCACGGTGGCGAAGTTGTAGGACTTCGTTTTAGTGATAATAATTTGGAAGTAATTGTAAAACCTAAAGATTAATAAAATTATGGCAAGTATTGATTTTGATATTGATGATATTATGGATTCCCTAGATAGCTGGGAAAAGCAAGAATTAGCAGATGAACTTTACGATGATGGATATGCACCTAAACAATTAGTGAGGGTACATCCAAATGATGAGTATATTTCAAACTTTGATGAACAAGTTGGAAAATTAATTGGCAACAGTTGGCGTTTATCAAAAGAAGATGAAGAAACAATTTTAAGAATTACAAATAAATTAGTTTAAGTTATGGGATTAGATATGTATTTATCAAAAAAGACGTATGTTAAACAATGGGAACATCAATCTCCCGAAGAAACATATAATGTAGTGGTTACTCAAGGTGGAAATTCAATAAACCACATTCAACCTAACCGAGTAAGTTATGTTGAGGAACAAATTGGGTATTGGCGAAAGGCAAATGCAATCCACAAATGGTTCGTAGATAATGTTCAGGGTGGTAATGATAATTGTGGTACATACTATGTTGATATTGATGATTTGATGAACCTATTAAATCTATGCAAGGAAGTGAAAGCCAACCCAGAAAAGGCAGAAGAACTTCTACCACCACAAAGTGGATTCTTTTTTGGCGATGTATCTATTGACCAATATTACTTTCATGATATAGACCATACAATTGAAACCCTTGAAGGTGCTCTATCTGAAAAAGTTTTTGATAAAAATGGTAGACAATATTATCCAGCTGATTTTTACTATCACTCCTCATGGTAATGAAAAGATTTGAAGATTTAGAATTTAGAATGATTCCAGGTACAAATGGAGGTATCCATGCTACTATGGATTTTGAAAATGGATTTGGAGTGAGTGTAGTACAATCTCCTCATTCGTATGGTGGTAATAGGGGATTGTATGAATTGGCCGTATTTAAGGATGGTGATATTCATTACGATAACCCAGTTGCCAAAGGTGATGTGGTAGGTTATTTAAGACCTGAAGATGTAACTGATGCGATGTTAGTAATTCAAAAATTTTGATATGAAAACCGAAATGGATATTTTAGTAGAGATTTCTTGTTTAGAAGTTGAATTATCAAAGGAAATGAAACAAGATATCTTACATGATATTAATATATTAAAAATACAAACTAAAATTGATACCTTAAAATGGGTATTGGAAAAATAAATTATGGAAAGAAAGGTTATAAAACAAGAAGCAAAAAAGAATATCCAACTAAATATTCTACCAAAAGAAGAGGAAATCAGAGTAGTACAATACGATGAACCAGAGGTAGTAAAGCAAGTTGAAGAAATGTATCCCGAAATGACTGATGAGTTCAAGGCAATCATGTTTACTCAATATGAGTTGTTTTGTAAAAAACAATTAAATTATGGTCCTAGTAATATTTCGGTAGGAACTTCGTTAGAAACCAACGATGACATTAAACTTTCACTAACAGGATTGTGGTTCCGAATGAACGATAAAATCAATAGACTAAAACAATTAGTAGTATTTGGCCAACCCGATAAAGTGGGTGAGAGTATTAATGATACCTACCAAGATTTATCAGTATATGGTATCATTGCCCAAATTGTTTCTAATAAAAAATGGGCCAAGTAGTAGGTAATACCAACTATTTTTCGTATCTTTGTAATTCCAAAAAAACTTATACGAAAATCGGTAAATCGTATATTTATAAGTACACACCGCGAGTAGGAAAGACTCGTAAATAAAACCATAAAACAAATTAATTAATTAACACTAAAAACTTAAAGAAGATGGCACTAGACATTAATGCAATCAGAGGCAGACTGAATAAACTGCAAAACACACAGAAGAAAACCGATGCATTGTGGAAACCCACACCCGGTAAACATCAAGTTCGTATTGTTCCTTACAAATTCAACAAAGACAATCCATTTATCGAACTTTATTTTCACTACAATATTAATAACAAAACTTATCTTTCACCAATGTCTTTCGGCAGACCTGACCCAATTGTTGAGTTTGCAGAGAAACTAAAAAGAATGGGTGATAAGGAAGATTGGAAGGCAGCCAAGGCTATGGAACCAAAGTTGAGAACTTTCGTACCTATTGTTGTTCGTGGCGAAGAAGGTGAAGGAGTTCGTTTTTGGGGATTTGGTAAGACCGTATATCAAGAAATTCTTGGATACATTGCAGACCCTGATTATGGTGATATTACTGACCCAACTTCGGGTAGAGACTTGACCGTAGAATATATTTCTGCAGAAGATGCAGGAACATCGTATCCAACAACAACACTCCGAGTTAAACCTAACCAATCACTAATTTCAGAAAATGCAGATAAGGCAAAATCATTCCTTGATGAACAAACTGCGATTACTGAATTGTACCAAGAACTTTCTTATGATGAATTGAAGAATGTATTGGAAAGTTGGTTAGACCCTACAAAAGCAGCACAGAGTACAACTGAAAAATCAGTAACACAAGAAACACTTTCTACTAACAAATCAGTATCTCATGATATGGGTGGTCTAGTAGAAACACCAAAAGTTTCCAAATCAACCTCCGATGTAGAGGCTGCATTTGATGACCTTTTTAACTCGTAATTAAAACTTATTTATGGCAAAAAAACAAGAATTGGATTTAGCAGATATCCTAGCGGGTGAACTAAATAAACATTCCAAAGACCAGAAGGTAGCATTCTTCTTGGATGAAGATGAGGCACCAACTAATGTTGATGGTTGGGTATCTACTGGATGTGCAATGTTGGATGTTGCAATTTCTAACCGCCCTTATGGTGGTTTGCCAGTTGGTAGAATAGTTGAAGTAACTGGATTAGAACAATCAGGTAAATCACTATTATCCGCACACCTCCTAGCCGAAACTCAAAAGTTGGGAGGTGTAGCGGTACTAATCGATACAGAAACTGCAGTAAGTAGAGAATTTTTAGAAGCAATCGGTGTGGATATTTCTAAATTACTCTATGTATCAGCAGATTCAGTAGAACAAATCTTTGATTTTACCGAAACTATTATTGAAAAGGTTAGGGAAACTTCTAAAGATAGATTAGTAACTATTGTAACTGATTCTGTTGCTGCTGCTTCATCAAAGGCAGAACTTGCATCGGATTATGGTAAAGATGGTTATGCTACCGATAAAGCAATTATCATTTCAAAGGCGATGAGAAAGATTACCAACATGATTGGTAGACAGAAAATTCTTTTGGTTTACACAAATCAATTAAGACAGAAGATGAACGCAATGCCGTTTGGTGACCCTTGGACTACAAGTGGTGGTAAGGCACTAGCATTCCACGCTTCGGTTAGATTGAGATTGAAAGGAACTGGTCAAATTAAAATGAAGGTTGGTGGACAAGATAAAATTGTGGGGATGAAGGTTCGTGCTCAAGTAGTGAAGAATCGTATGGGCCCACCACTTCGTTCAACTGATTTTGAAATTTATTTTGATAGGGGAATTGATAACTACGGTTCGTGGTTAGGTGTAATGAAGGAGAACAAGGTAGTTAAACAGGCAGGTGCATGGTATACCTATGTAGATACTGAAACTGGTGAAGAAGTAAAATTTCAATCAAAAGATTTCATCCAACTGATGGAAGAAAGACTTGATTTGAAAGAGCAGATTTACAAGAAAATTTGTGAAGAAACAATTTTACAATATAAATCAGATACACTAGATATTGACAACATGGAAATTACCATGGGTGGAGAAGGAATGGATGATTAATTTAAAAATTGAAATAATGAATAAGAACTTAATTACAATGTTAAAAACATCTGCAGAGGCTGACAAGGCCAAAGCACTTTTAACTTTAGATTTATTGGGAAACACTGGTGTAGGTATTGGTGACCATTCAACAACTGACTTTTATACTAATGCAGAAGATGCATTAAAGATGTTGGTGGATGCAGATGATAGATTAAAAGCACTTGATAAATATTTTTCCAAATAAATAATGAAGGAACTCTACAAAAACATTTTGAATTCGGTTGAAACAGAACGAACCCAAAATATCGATAAACACAAAAATTCTCGTGTTCTAATTATCGATGGGTTAAATACATTTATCAGATGTTGGACATCCATTCCTACAATGAATGATGATGGAGACCACGTTGGTGGTGTGGTGGGTGTATTAAAGTCAATAGGTTACGCAATTCGAATGGTTCAACCAACAAGATGTATTGTAGTATTTGATGGTAAAGGTGGCTCTCAGACTCGTAAAAAACAATTTGAGGGATATAAGGCACAACGAGAAGGGAATCAACTCAGAGTAAATCGGGCATACGCAGGTATGATGAATGATGAAGATGAAAAGGAATCCATGAAACGCCAATTCGTTTGGTTAAATGAGGTTCTGAATTATCTTCCGGTTACAACGATGATTTATGATGGAGTAGAAGCCGATGATGTTATGGCTTATATTACAACTCAATTGTTAAAAGAGGATGAACAAGCGGTGGTCATGTCAACTGATAAGGATTTCCTACAATTAGTTGATGATAAGACCATCGTTTGGTCACCAACCAAAAAGAAAATTTATAATAAAAAGGCGGTAAGAGAAGAATATGGAATTGAATCAGAAAATATTCTTTTATACCGAATCTTGGATGGAGATTCATCTGATAATATACCAGGTGTATATGGGTGTGGTATTAAAACCTTAATCAAAAGATTTCCCGAAATAACCGAACAAAAAGAAGTATCCGTAGAAGATTTGTTTAACTTATGTGAAACTAAAAAGGTAGAAACAAAAGGTAAGATTAAGTTATATAATGATATTCTTGAAGCAAAAGATCAAATCCTCATGAACCAAAAACTTATGCAACTAAAAGATGTTGATATAAGTGGAGTAATCAAGATGCAGGTTTTGGATAGATTTAACCAAGAAATTAAACCCTTGAACAAAATTGATTTTCTCAAAATACTTCTAAAATATAAAGTAGTTAATAATTTCGGTGATATTAACGATTGGACAAAGGGAACATTTGGAAACTTCATAACCGATTAAACAAATATGGAAATAAACTTAGTAGATATATTAGATGCAGCAGAATATGCAAGTGCACTAAAACCAGATGGTCCTGATGGTGACCCTGATTTTTATGATAATGCAATTATTGGAATTACCGATGAAGGTAGATTAGTTTATGGAAAAGAACTAATGGTTATGAAGTTAGAGGAATTTGATGATGAGATGGATTATACCGAGGCCTTTGAATTTTTAGAATATAATTGTTTTTATGCTTATGTGGGAGAAATGACACCACTTTTTATAAACCAATACCTTTAATTCAATTTTACAAAAATAAAATTATTACGGAACTTGTATAATTCATACAATTTTCGTATCTTTGTATAAATTTTACAAACAATGCAGGAAGTAGATACTTTATCAAAATATGGTCAATCGTTTCAATCAAAAGTTATATCGGCTTTACTAACCGATAGTAAGTTTTTAGATACTATTTCGGAAATTACAACTACCAAATTTTTTGAAAGTGAAGCAAATAAATGGATTGTTGCAGAAATACTTGATTACCACAAAGAATATAGGAAAAATCCAACCCTTGATGTATTCAAATCTCAGCTATCCAAGATGGATAATGATGTTTTAAAGAAAACGGTAGTTGACCAATTAAAACACATTTATACTCAAGTTGGTAATGTTGATATGGATTATATCAAAAATGAATTTACCGATTTTTGTAAAAACCAAAACCTTAAAAATGTAATCCTTCAATCAGTTGATTTACTCAAGGCTGGTTCTTATGATAGAATCAAAGAATTGGTAGATAAAGCAATGAAAGTTGGTATTGAAAATGATTTAGGACACGATTATCTAGTGGATTTTGCTGAACGCTCAACTGATGAAAAAAGAGATACCGTTCTAACTGATTGGAAACCTATAAACGATTTGATGGATGGTGGATTAGGTCCTGGCGAATTAGGTGTAGTAGTTGCACCATCAGGAGTTGGTAAAACTTGGATTCTAACGGCACTTGGTGCATCCGCAGTAAGACAAGGCCTTTCGGTAGTTCATTATACAATGGAATTATCCGAACACTATGTAGGTGCACGATATGATACGGTTTTTACCCATATCCCATCTGCTCAGTTAAAAGAAAAAACAGAAGAGGTTTATCAAAAGATTAAAGGTCTTCGTGGTAAACTACTTATCAAGTATTATCCACCAAAGGGGGTTAGTGTTAAAAAACTACAAGCACATATTGAAAAGATGATTGCTAGTGGTAATAAACCCGATTTGATTATCGTGGATTACGCCGATTTGTTATTATCTCATTCAAACAAAACCGATTCTACTTACGCCGAACAAGGTGGTGTGTATATTGACCTTCGTGGTATGGGTGGTGAGTTAGGAATACCTGTTTGGACAGCATCACAAACCAATCGTTCAGCAATTGATAGTGAGGTTATTGAAGCAGATAAAATCGCAGATTCATACGCTAAAGTAATGAATGCAGATTTTATTATGAGCTGGAGTAGAAAGAGTAAAGATAAACTAAATAACACTGCTCGTTGCCATGTGATGAAAAACCGATTCGGACAAGATGGAATTACTTTCCCTTGTAAGATGGATACTAATACGGGTTTTATTGAAGTATATGAAGGAAATACTCCAGATGGTATTCTCGCAACCAAAGAGGCAGCAAGTGGACAATTAGAAACAAAACAACTACTTCACAAAAAGTATGTTGAAAATATGGGCTAATTATGAAATTATTATTAGGAGATTGTTTAGATAAACTTAAAGAATTAGATGATAATTCGGTGGATAGTATTGTTACTGACCCGCCGTATGGATTATCATTTATGGGTAAGGATTGGGATAAGGTAAAAGCAACCAAAGAAACCAAATCACAAGTTGTTAAAGGGTTGGGTGCAGGTATGAAAATGACTACTCTCGCTGATAACATTGAGTTTGAGAAATGGGTAACCGAATGGTCTACGGAATGTTACAGAGTTCTAAAACCAGGTGGGTATATGTTAGCATTTGGTGGAAGTAGAATGTATCACCGATTGGCAAGTGGTGTGGAGAACGCTGGATTTGAGATTAGAGACCAAATGATGTGGGTGTATGGTAGTGGGTTTCCTAAATCTATGAACATAGGGCATAAAATAGATGAATATCAAGGTTGGGGCACTGCTCTTAAACCTGCTCACGAACCTATTGTAATTGGGAGAAAACCTATAAGTGAAAAAACGGTAGTAGATAATGTGTTAAAGTGGGGAACTGGTGGAATAAACATAGATGGTTGTAGGATTGAAACTGATGAAGAACTTGGTAGGTTTCAAGTAGATGGAAATGGCCCACTTTCACCAAAACATGGTTTCAACAATAATAGTATGAGTAATGGTGATAAGTTTATTGAAGGTAATCCAAATGGTAGATTTCCAGCAAACATAATCTTTGATGAAGAAGCTGGTAAGATATTGGATGAACAAACAGGAGTATTGACTAGTGGTTTTATGAAAGCTGGAACTGCTCGTAAAATGAGTGAAAGTAATGTAAACACATACGGCCATTACGATAGTGATACTAGTTATAGAGATACATATGGGGATAGTGGTGGAGCATCTCGTTTCTTTTATTGTCCAAAAACTTCTAAAACTGATAGAAATGAAGGGTTGGAACATTTAGAAGATAAACTAACACAAGGAATGAGAGCCAATGCAGGCCCTGCTTTGGTTGGTGATGATGAAAGTGGTAGAACAACTGCGAAGAACAACCACCCAACCGTAAAACCAACCGATTTGATGGCCTATCTAATCCGTTTAGTTACTCCAAAAGGTGGAATAGTCCTTGACCCATTTATGGGAAGTGGAAGTACTGGTAAGGCAGCAGTGAGGGAAGGAATGGAGTTTATCGGTATAGAAAGAGAAACTGAATACTTTGAGATTGCTAAATCAAGAATTGAGTCCGAAAAGAAAAAACCAATTATACTAGAAACACCAACTGGAAAAAAGGTGGAAGTGAGAAGGGAAGTGGAAGAAAAAGTGAATCAGTTTTTCGGATAAGGGTTAAATGGAAATAAAACCAATACATAAAAATACAGCAATACCATTTATACAACAATATCATTATAGTAAAATCTTACCAAGATTGACTAAATGGTATTTAGGGTATTATGATAATAATGAATTGGTTGGTGTTATTACATTAGGTTGGGGAACACAACCCCTACAAACTATTCAAAAGATATTTTACAAAGATAATATGGTTACTACCGATTATTTTGAAATAGGTAAAATGTGTTTTAGACCCGATAAAAATGGAAGTAACTTTGGTTCTCAGGCTATTAAAGTCCTATTGGATTGGGTGAGAGAAAATACCGATGTTAAATTTATATACACTCTCGCCGATGGTATTATGGGAAAATGTGGGTTTGTGTATCAAGCATCAAACTTCCGATACATTGGTAGTTTCAAAACCGATGTTTATATGGATAGGGTAAGTGGTGAAAAGATACATCCTCGGAGTGCTAAACAATTATGCAAAGAAAACGCAGAATGGAAGGGTGTAGAGAAAGTATTCTGGCTAACACACGATTTTTGTGATTACAAAGGGATTGATAGAATTCGTGGATTGATGTTTAGATATATCTATCCCTTATCAAAATCATCCAAAAACATTTTGAAAAAATACGATGAATACAATGGGTTGAAAAATCCAAAAGAAATAGATTTACTTTTTGAAAAAAGAGTAAAACTTGGTGGGTATGAGAAGATTAAAAAACCAGATTTTAATATGAATGTGTTTAATCATAATTTTCAAAAATATGAACAGAATTCAAAAATTAACGAGTTTTTTGATTTCAAAAATTAGTTAAGAAAATTTTTAAAAATTGTGACTGATTTTCTAATATATACTATAATTATACTCACCTACCTAAAGAGGTGGTAGTAATAAAAAACAATGTTTAACTAAAAAAAATTATTTATGGCAAATTCACAAGAATTGTTTGAGCAAATGAAAGAATTATTTACTCAATTTGAAACTGAACACAACGGAACTACTAAGGCCGCTAAATCAAGAGCTAGAAAAGCTATCGGCGAATTAAAAAAACTAGTAACCGAATACAGAAAAGTATCAGTAGAAGAAACAAAATAAAATTATCCAAAAAACCATGAGTAAATTATTTCAAGAAAGAATTCCATTCAAACCATTTGAATATCCAGATTACTATACCGAAGGTTGGTTAAAACAAATGCAAGCATTTTGGTTACACACCGAAATACCTATGCAGATGGATGTGAAAGATTGGAATGAAAACCTAACCAAAGAAGAAAAACATTTGGTTGGAAACATTCTTTTAGGATTTGCTCAGACCGAATGTGCAGTAAGTGATTATTGGACAGGGATGGTTACCAAGTGGTTTCCAAAACATGAAATCAAACAAATGGCAATGGCTTTTGGTTCACAAGAAACAATCCATTCAGTTGCTTATTCATACCTTAATGAAACACTTGGATTAGATGACTTCGCTGGGTTTATGCACGATGAAGTCATGAAAGAACGATTTGAACTTCTTACCAACACTACTGCAGATTGGACACCAAAGGATTTGGAAACTAATCATACAGCTAGAGTTGAAGTTGCTCGTTCACTTGCTATATTTTCTGCATTTGCAGAGGGTGTGGCGTTATACTCCTCATTTGCTGTCCTATATTCTTTCCAAATGAGAAATCTATTGAAAGGAATTGGCCAGCAAATGAAGTGGAGTGTAAGAGATGAATCACTTCACTCAAAGATGGGATGTCAATTATTCCGTCATATGTGTGAGGAGTTTCCAGAACTATTGGATGAGGCAAAACCTGCAATTTATGAGGCAGCAAGAATCATTAGAGATTTGGAACACAAATTTATTGATAAAATTTTTGAAATGGGTGATTTGGAAAATCTAAAAAAGAATGACCTAAAAGAATTTATTACCAAACGAGTTAATGAAAAATTAGCAGAGTTGGGATACACTCCAACCAAAGGTAGTGAAGATTATTTTGAATATGATGAAACCAAAGCATCTGAATTAGATTGGTTCTACCACCTCACTGGTGGAGTTACCCATACCGATTTCTTCGCAATGAGACCTACTGATTATAGTAAGGCAAACGAAGGTGAAGATTGGTCAGATTTATTTTAAACTAAAAAAAAGTTATGGCAAAGAAAAAATTTACATTTGTAGCAGAACGAGTTCTTGTTACAGCATGGACTTATAGTGTTCTCGCAGAAGATGCTGATGAAGCATTGGAAATGATTGAGAATTGTCCCGATGGAATGTGTGATGATATCTATCACCATGATGATGAAAATTGTTATGATGATACTATTGAATACAATTTACATGATGAAGAAGACCTGAGTGAAGAAGAGATTGAAAAATTAGAAAAAAAATACAAGTACGTACCTTGGGGTAATTAAAAGTTAAAAAGAAAGAAATAAAATGGCAGTTAGAAACTACGGCGAAGAATTAGGTTGGGAATTAGATGTTGATTTTCCATCATGGGGTAATACCGAGATTTATGTAAAAACAATCTCAAAAGGTTATTTACTTCCTGGTGAAAAACCAAAAGATGCTTATTGGAGAGTTGCTTCCAAAGTAGCACAGAGATTAAACAAACCACAAATGGCAACCAAATTTTTTGATTACATTTGGAAAGGTTGGTTGAACCTTGCTACTCCAGTCCTTTCAAATACAGGAACCGATAGAGGATTACCTATATCTTGTTTTGGTATTGATGTTGCCGATTCTATTTTTGATATTGGTAATAAAAACTTGGAGTTGATGTTATTGGCAAAGCACGGTGGGGGTGTTGGTATTGGTATCAACCAAATCAGACCTGCCGGTGCAGCAATTACAGGAAATGGAACCTCTGATGGAGTAGTTCCCTTTTGTAAGATTTACGATTCAACTATTCTTGCAACGAATCAAGGTTCGGTTCGTAGAGGAGCTGCATCAGTAAACCTAAACATCGAACATAAAGATTTCGAACAATGGTTGGAAATCCGAGAACCAAAAGGAGATGTAAATAGACAATCACTTAACCTACATCAATGTGCTGTGATAGGTGATAAGTTTATGAGAAAACTTCAAGATGGGGATGAAACTGCTAGAAGAAAATGGGGTAAACTACTTCAAAAGAGAAAAGCAACTGGCGAACCATATATCATGTTTAAGGGTAATGTAAACAAACAAAACCCTCCGATGTATAAGGAAAATGGTTTGAAAGTATTCATGACGAATATTTGTTCTGAAATTACTTTACATACCGATGAATCACATTCATTTGTTTGTTGTTTAAGTTCTTTAAACTTGGCTAAATACGATGAGTGGAAGGATACTGATTTGATTTATACCTCAATTTGGTTCTTGGATGGAGTTCTTTCCGAATTTATCCAAAAGGCAAAAGGGTTAAGAGGGTTTGAGAACTCAGTTCGTTCAGCCGAAAAAGGTAGAGCACTAGGATTGGGTGTATTAGGATGGCATACTTATCTACAACAAAGAGGTATTCCATTTGAAGGAATGCCTGCTCAGTTTGAAACTCGTAAGATTTTCTCTCAATTGAAGATAGAATCCGAGAGGGCATCAAGAGACCTCGCATCTGAATATGGTGAACCACTTTGGTGTAAAGATAGTGGATTCCGAAATACTCACTTACGAGCAATTGCTCCAACCGTATCAAATTCCAAATTGAGTGGTGATGTATCTGCAGGTATTGAACCTTGGGCAGCAAATGTGTTTACCGAACAAACTGCAAAAGGAACTTTTATCCGAAGAAATTCTGAATTAGAAAAAGTATTTAAGAAAGTTGGAATCAATACAAAAGAAACCTGGGATAAGGTTTTGGAAGATGGTGGTTCTATCCAAGATATTCAAGAACTAGATAATTGGTGTTTTTGTAACGGTAAAGTAGTAAGATGTGATGAAATTCCTCCACAAGATTTACAAAAAACATTTCCAGTAAAAGATGTATTTAAAACATTTAAAGAAATCAACCAATTGGATTTGGTAAGACAGGCTGGAATAAGACAACAATACATTGACCAGGCCGTATCTTTGAACTTGGCATTCCCTGCAATCGCAGAACCAAAGTGGATTAACCAAGTAACGATGGAAGCTTGGAAACAAGGTGTGAAAACACTTTATTATATGAGAACTGAATCAGTTCTAAGGGGAGATATTGCAACTAAGGCAATGGACCCTGACTGCATCAGTTGTGATGGGTAAGTTATATTAATTAAAAAGGAGGAAAAAATGATAGAAGTAAAGAAATTTTCAGCAACTTGGTGTGGACCTTGTAAAATGTTGGCACCAATAATGGAAGGTATAAAACCAAAATTTAAAAATGTAAATTTTGTAAATATAGATGTAGACCAGCAGTTTGAAGTAGCTTCAAAATATGCAATTCGTTCAGTTCCTACGGTTGTAATTGAAAAAAATGGTAAGGAAGTAAAAAGATTTACTGGCCTTCAATCGGCAATGGCATACGAAAGTGCTATAAATGAATACAATAAATAATAGACGAGGAGAAAATCATCCTCGTGCAAAACTCACAAATGACCAAGTAAGACAGATTAGAGACCTCTACTCAAAGGGGTTCTCTACATCTGTTATATGTAAAAATTTCAAAGTGAGTAAATGGAATATAGAAGAAATAGTTAAGAAAAAGACATGGACTCATATATAATCCAAAAAATTTGGATATATTAGATATTTTTTCTATCTTTGTAAAAGTTTTTAAATTAGTAAAATGCGAATATTAAAGTGTAGATTTGAAAATAATGAGTCTATCCAAAATCTCAATTTAGATAACCTAACAATGGTGGTTACTGAATATGATTTAGATAAACAGCGTGTTCTTAAAAGAAAAAAACTTGTTAAAGGAACTTCCTTATTCAATGACAAGCATGATTTTTTAACACATTATGTTGGAATGCCGGAATTTAAATCAAAAAAGATTGAACCATTCCATAAAGTAATATTTCATACCAATAAAACATCAAAGGAATTATCCGAAATATTTGACCAACCTATAAATGACGAGACTAAAAGTATTTGGTATCCAAAATTAGTTCCCGGTAAACATGCAAAGTATAGAGTAGTTGGTGGTAATACTTTTGAAAATCGTTATCCAATTTATGTAATCAGTAAAGGTAGGTCTGAAACTTGTAAAACAAGTGTTCATTTATCACAAATGAATGTTCCACATAATGTGGTAGTAGAACCAGATGAAGTCCAAGCATATAAATCAAACTTGGATTTAAATTATGCAACTGTTATTGAACTAGATATGTCCTATAAAGACACCTATGATACTTTTTCAGACATAGGTGAAAATATGGGAACTGGGTCTGGACCTGCTAGAAACTTTTGTTGGCAACATAGTATAGATAATGGATATAAGTGGCACTGGCTGATGGATGACAATGCAGTTGAAGGTTTCTTTTGGATGTATCAAAATACCAAAGTCAAATGTAGAAGCTGGTCATTCTTTGATGCAATAAATGATTTTGTGGATAGGTATGATAATCTCGCAATCGCAGGGTTAAATTATTCTTCGTTGTGTAAGATGACAGATTATACACCACCTTATGTAATGAATACGCGTATTTATTCATTCTTACTTATCAGAAACGATATACCTTATAGATGGCGAGGTAGATATAATGAAGATACTGATTTAAGTTTAAGAGTCTTAAAAGGTGGGTGGTGTACCGTTTTATTCAACTCATTCTTGGCTGGTAAAATCACTACACAAAAAATGAAGGGTGGAAACACCGATACTATTTATAAAGAAGGAACACTTGGTAAATCTGAAATGTTAAAACAAATGCATCCTGATGTAACTGAAGTTACTTGGAAATTTAACAGATGGCATCACCAAGTAGATTATAGTGGATTTAAACAAAAACTAAATCCTATTGTTAATATTAGTAAATTACCAGAAGTGAATAACTATGGTATGAAAATAATTCATACTGAAGAGGAATTAACAAGTGACTATAAACCATTTTTGGAGTCTAAATATAAAGACTTACTCCATAATCACCAACAACCTCAATTAACTCAATATGATGATGTTGTTAGATTACAGCCAACAACTAAGTTTTTTTCCTTTAACTAATTAGGAATTTTAAATATTATTTCGTATCTTTGTACAAAGAAAAAATATATGGCAGCACGAATTAAATTTGTAGACACAACTGAAAAAGAACCAGTAATTAAAGGAACACCAAAAGTTCCAAAGGAATTCTCAAAGAAACTTGTAAGTATGGATGGTACACAAGTTGTTTATTTCATAGACAAAGATTGGGGGTATAAGAACCGATTGTGGCCGGTGATGAGAGTATTTAACTTACACCCTATATATCCAAATTTTTGTGAAATCACAATACCAATTAAAAGAGTAGATGAAATTAAAAAATAATTAATGGCATACCAAAACGCGTACTACCAACGAGAAAAAAATTTAATGCATATTTGGGATGATACCTTGGGGTATCGTTCGTTCCCGTATACACGATATGCATACGAAAGGGCAACAAAAGGAGAGTATACATCAATTTATGGTGACCGATTAACAAAGATATATAAGTTCACCAAAGAAGACCCAGACCTTTTTGAATCAGATGTACCCGAAACAACAAGAACTTTAGTAGATTTATATTCCACTTCAGATGACCCATCAGTTGGCCATGTTATCTTGACATACGATATTGAGTGTGAGATGACAAGTGGACTGCCAAACCCATCAGAGGCAACAAACGAACTTACATCCATCGCATTACATGATTCTGCTACTAATCAATATTGGGTATTGGTTATGGATAAAAAAGGTTTGATGCAAGAAAAGGTTGTTAATAATGCAATCGTTATTCCGTTCAAACACGAAGAGGATATGTTGTTGAAGTATTTGAATTTATACGAATACATCAATCCATCAATTGTCACGGGTTGGAATATTGATTACTTCGATACTCCAATGTTGTATAACCGAATTAAAAGGTTATTGGGGGAAAAACATGCAAACCGTTTATCACCTATTGGAGAATGTTTTTGGTCACCATATCGTAAAAGATATTTCATGGCCGGAGTTTCGTATTTGGATTATATTGAACTCTATAAGAAATACAATTATGGTGAATTACCAAACTACCGATTAGATACCGTAGCCCAAATTGAATTGGGTAGAGGTAAGGTAGAATATCAAGGAAACCTAGACCAATTATTCAGAGATGATATTGAAAAGTTCATTGAGTATAACTTGGTGGACGTGGAGTTGGTAGTTGAGTTTGATAAGAAATTACAATTCATTGACCTATGTAGAGGTATCTGCCACGCAGGCCATGTGACATACGAGGATTTTGTATATTCATCAAAGTATCTTGAAGGAGCTATGTTGACATATCTTCGTAGAAAGAACTTGGTTGCACCAAACAAACCAGCAGATAGAAGAGAAAAGATGGCAGCATTGAATGAGGCTGGAGAATCTAAATTTATTGGTGCGTATGTAAAAGACCCGATTGTTGGTAAGTATGATTGGATATACGATTTGGATTTAACATCCAATCCCTTCACATCCAATTTATCCATCGGTACGCCGTTATTCATGATAATCCATTGTGCGTATCTTTTCTTTGCTACCCAAAGTCCTGATTTAGCCACAAACTC